GCCATTGATGCGGTGAGATACAGCAGAGAGGATGATATGCGGCATGTGCGGGTCAGATAAGAGAAAGGAGAAGGGGAATTTGTTTATTACAGAGATGGAGCTCTTGAAAGCAAGGCTGGCGGCGGGAAAGCACCTGAACGACAGCCATATCCTGAAAGAAATCATTCAGGATGACAGGAACAGCGAGAAGAAAAAGCGGATGGCAGAGGGCGAACGATACTACTGCGGGGAGCATGATATCCTGCTGAAGGATTTTCGCAGAAGCCCTGTTTCTGAAACAGGAAAAGACGGGGAGGAAAGCATGCAGATGTTTTTCAACCCAAACCGAAGCAATCACCATTGTGTGAATCCATTTCATCATACGCTGGTGGCGCAAAAGACAGCGTATCTGGTGGGGCGTGAGCCTACCATTACAGTGAAAGGCGGTAATGAGGATTTTGAAAAGGCACTGGCAGAAATGGCCGATGAATCTTTCAACGGAATGCTGCAGAAATGGCTGACAGGGGCAGCCAACAAAGGGGTGGAATATCTCCATGTTTATTATGACGAGGAGGGGGTATTCCGATATTGCATCGTGCCGGCAGAAGAGGTCATTGTGGTATATGACGAGGTGTATCAGGAGGATATCAGAGAGGTCATTCGATATTATGACATCAAGGTGCTGGACGGTGACAGAGAGAAAACGAAACGCCGTGTGGAATGGTGGACGGATGAAAGCGTGACCTATTACACAGAGGACAGCAGCGGCGAATTTTTGCAGGAGAGAGAAAGTGGCCACTGGGCTGTGACAGAACTGCTGGACGGGGAAGAGAGGAAAACCATCGAGCATGGCTGGGGCAGAGTGCCCTTTATTCCTCTGCGGAACAATGACAAGGAAATGACTGACCTACAGTTGGTGAAAGGTCTAATCGATGCCTATGACTATGTGAGCAGTGAAGGGACCAACAACCTGCTGGATATGGTGGATCTGTACTGGGTGATCCAGGGCTATGGCGGCGAGACAGCCAGTGCGGTGGCGAGAAAACTGCAGGTGAACAAAGCGGTGCAGATCAGCGACAGCAGCGGCAGTGTGGAGGCGAAGCAGGTGGAACTGCCTGTGGAAGGCAGACTGAACTGGATGCAGATGCTCCGAAAGGATATTTTCCATTTTGGTATGGGCGTAGATACGGACAGCGACGACTGGGGCAGAGCAGCCAGTGGGGTAGCACTGAAATTCCAGTATGCCATGTTTTATCTGAAGATCAACGGCATCGTACCTGAGATCAAAAGGGCGATCAAAGAGTTTTTCCATTTTGCGGTGGAGGACTGGAACAGGGAAAATGGTACGGACTGGAACTGGAAGGATATTCTGGTGACATTGAATACCAACGGCATTACCGATGATCTGGAGACTATGCAGATCATTAAGGAAAGTAAAGGTATCGTCAGTGAAAAGACGCTGCTGGGGAAACATCCTTTTGTGGAGGATGTGAACAGCGAGATGGAACAGCTGGAGAGAGAAAGAAAGGGGAAACGAAAATGACGGAGAAGAAACTGAGAGAACTGGGCGTAGCAGATGCGGTTGTAAGAAAAGCGGTAATGGATGCGCTGAAAGAAGAAAAGGGGCAGGAAGGTAACCTGCAGGCAGAGTATGACAAAGTAATGGTTGAACTGGCAGAAGTGAAAAAACAGGCGGCAGTGGAGAAAGCCATTCTGGAAGCAGGGGGCAAACATGTAAAGGCCATTCTGGCACTGATCGACATGGAAGATGTGACTTATGACGAGAAAAAGGGGCTGAAGGGCCTGGATATGGATGAAATTAAGGAAGAAGCACCTTATCTGTTCCATGAAAAGGAAGAAAAGAAAAAAGGCACAGGTATCACAAAAAGCAGCCAGAAAAAAAGAGAAGATGACATCAGAGCAGCGTTCTGGGGTCTGAAATAAGAAGGGGGACGAGAGAATGAATACAATGCAGTATGCTTCTGTTTTTATGACAGAACTGGATAAACAGCTGGTGGAAAAATCCACAACAGGCTGGATGGAAGACAATGCAATGCAGGTACAGTACAACGGTGGTGCAGAAGTGAAGATTCCCAAAATGACCATGAGTGGTCTGGGGGATTACGACAGAAACAGCGGTTTTGCACAGGGTGCTGTGGCAGTGACTTATGAAACAAGAACACTGACCCAGGACAGGGGCAGAACCTTCCAGCTGGATGCCATGGATGTGGATGAAACAAACTTTGCGGCAACAGCAGGTGCGGTGATGAGGGAATTCCAGAGCACAAAGGTGATCCCTGAGATCGATGCCTACAGATACAGCAAGATTTACGAACTGGCAGAAGCGGCAGGCAAAACAAGTACATATACACCTGCGGCAGACAGCATTTTTGAAACGCTGATGAATGACATCACTGCGGTAAGAGATGCGGCAGGCGAATGCACAGAGATCGTGATCGCCATGAGTGCGAAGGTGGCAGGTATGCTGGATCTGGCGAAGGGCGGCACAAATGTGCTGCAGAGCGGTTTCTTTGAACAGGGTAAAGCAGAGATCAAAGTGAAGGAAATCGATGGTTGTCCTATCATCCGTGTACCTTCTGTAAGATTCCAGACAAAGTACACATTTATGGATGGCGTGGAAAATGCGGAAGGCGGTTTTGCGGCGGCAACAGATGCAAAAGGCATCAACTGGATCGTTATGGTGAAACAGGCGCCTGTGGCCATTTCCAAAACAGATGTGACAAGAATTTTTGACCCTATGACAAACCAGAATGCCAATGCGTGGAAGATCGACTACAGAAAATATCATGACCTGTGGATCATGGACAACGGCATGGACGGCGTACTGGTAAGCGTAGGCGAATAAGGAAAGGCGGCGGAAGGATGAAGGAGAAGATTCTGGCGAAACTCGTGGAATTAAGAAATGACGACCTTGCCGCCATGGAATTTGCGGCAGGACGCAGTGTAGAGATGATGAAAGCCTACTGCAATATTGCGGAACTTCCAGAGAAACTGATCGGTGTTGGTGTTTCCCTGGCGGGAATGGTACTGGACAGCGGCATGGCTGCAGAACCTTTCTCTAAAGCGAAAAGCATTAAAGAGGGGGATGTTTCCATTACCTTTGCAGGAGATTCGAATGGGACAGATGAACAGAAAATGCTGGGATGCTTCAAAGTGGAACTGGACCGATACAGACAGATGGACTGGTAAAGGGGGAGCGGCATGAAGCGAGAATTTGAGCGAGCGAAAAAAGCTGTGGAAAGCCTGTTCTGGGACACCTGTTATGTGGAGATTTTCATGGAGGAAGGCACGGATTGGGGCGAGACATTGCACCAGCGGGGGGAAGGGGACTCCTTCCCCTGCCGTCTGACAGAAAAGGCTGTGGCAAGTAGCGAAAACGGCCTGCTGGCACAGATGGAAAAGACAGTCATTCTGCTTTACCCTGCATCGAAAACCATCCCTGCGGGGAGTACCATCCTCGTGAAAAAGGAAACCGGCGAGGAACGGCAGTATTTTGCGGCAGGCGACAGTCAGATTTTCCTGACCCATAAAGCGGTGGGGCTGAGAAGGAGAGATGCGGTATGACAGAGGACATCAGAAAGGCGGTCATCCAGGCGATTTCGGAGAAATATCAGCTGCCTGTGTATGGGCAGTTTGTTCCACAGGACGGGAGAAAGCCTTGCTTTACGGTGGAACTGAAAGGGCTGGAGCAGAAACGGCTCATGGGCAGGAGAGCGATGAGAAAAGTAACGCTTGAGATCAATTATTTCTGCGGAGAGATGAAAACAGCGGCAGCAGAAGGAATCGAGGCTGTAGATGGGCTGTATGAAATTCTTCTTATCATCGGGGAAGATGAGAAATATGCGGCAAGCGGTATGAGGCATGAAAAAACGGCGGATGGCGTGAAATTTACGGTGGTATATGAATACCACGTCATTTTTGATGAAGAAGAAATCGGACTGATGGAACGGCTGGAATATAACGGAAAGGAAGCGGTTGGCTATGAAGAAGAATAAGTTCAGCAGGGAACAGCTGAGTAAGAGCAAGACCTTTGGGTATCATTCTGATCTGGTACTGGCGGTGCTGGAGGACAGAGATTACACGAAGGATGAGGCGAAAAAGGCGATCGAAGCGTATTTGACAGAAGAAAGAAGGGGGAATTGAGATGGCATTAGGCGGAGGCACATTTTTAGTGCAGAATAAGGTGCTGCCAGGGGCATACATCAATTTTGTTTCCAGACCCAGAGCTATGGGCAGCCTGGGCGAAAGAGGCGTGGTTTGCGTCGGTATGGAACTGGACTGGGGTGCAGAGGGCATGAAAACAGTGGAAGCGGCAGACTTCCGTACGGACAGCAAGATGCTGTTTGGGTATGACTACCTGAGCGATGAAATGAAGGATATGCGGGAACTGTTCCTGCATGCAGAAAAGGTGAGACTGTATCGACTGAACGGCGGTGAAAAAGCGAAGGCAACCGCGGGTAATCTGACGATGACAGCGAAATATGCCGGGGCACGCGGGAATGATATTTGTGTTGCGATTGCAACATGTGTAGATGCAGAGGGGTATTTTGATGTGGAAACTTATCTGGATACGGAAATGGTAGATACCCAGACTGCAGCGAACATTGAAGAACTGG